CTACAACAAAGTTGACGGCATCCTCTACATTGGCGACGGCTCTGCCGTAGTGCCAGTCGGTGGTGCGCATTACGCGACAGCAGCAGCCCTCGCCAGCGAGAGCAGCGCACGCACATCGGCGGTCTCAGCAGAGGCTTCCCGTGCGACAGCAGCGGAATCGGCCCTCGGAACACGCATCGACAATGTTCTCTCGAATGTTGACGGCGCAGCCCTCGACTCCCTCACAGAAGTCGTCACCGCCTTCCAGAGCGCAGACAGCACCCTCAATGGTGCTATCAGCTCCCTCGCCGCCAGCGCATCGAGCGCATTGACCTCTGAGGTCAATCGTGCTACGGCCGCTGAAGGTGTCATCGCCGCGAACCTCGCGACAGAAATCACCGACCGCGCATCAGCGATCACGACGGTCCAAGGTAATGTCAACACCGTTGCAGGCAATCTCGCCAGCGAGACTTCCGCTCGCACCAGTGCTGATTCCACATTGACATCGAACCTCTCGAGCGAAATCTCGCGTGCGACCGCCGCTGAAGGCGTCGTAGCAGCGAATCTCGCCACCGAGATTACGGATCGTGCCTCAGCAGTGACCGGAGTGACTAACTCGCTGAACAGCGAGATCAGCCGCGCCACAGCAGCCGAAAACTCTCTCGACGGTCGTCTCGACGCCATCGAAGCAGAAATCGACGGCGGCGGCTTCTAGACCCTCCCCCTCCGTGCGGTGGTGCGGCTCGTCCGCGCCACCGCTACGGAGCCCCTTTTTTTAAGACATCTCTATGCCCACCTTACTGACCAAGCGGACCTCCGTCGCAGGCCGAGTGCCGACCGCACAGCAACTCGCTGTGGGGGAGTTGGCCATTAACCTCGCCGACCGCATCCTGTATTCTAAAAATACAGCCGGAACGGTCTTCTCGCTTGGAGCGGGTGGTGCGGCAGAGGCTTATTTATTTTCCGCCGCCGTGAGCGGCAACTATCTTTACATCGGGCGTCTGGCTGAAAGCGACATCCCGAACTCGGGCTCTCCGGACAATGCGACAGCCTGGACGATCTACCGCATTACAACCAATGCGGCGGGCGACGCCACCGCGACTCAAACCGCCACAGGCGCGTGGAGCAACCGCGCATCCCTTTCTTACTCCTAACCTAAAAACCAAACACCCTATGAACTCTACCAACCCCATCGAAATCGCAGGAGTCCAATACCCGAAATACTCGCTCAACCTCGCCATCACCGGCAAGTATAACGGCGATGGTTCTTCAGACGCCAATGTCGCCATGCGCCTCATCCCGACCCGCATCGAGGACGGCGAAGTCATCGCCGCTGACGAAGCCGCCATCGGAATCGCTCTCGGATCACTGGCAGGAAGCGACGAAGCCACCCAGCAGGCCGTGGGCGCGATCCAAGCCGCCCTCCAAGCCTACATCACCGCGAAAGGACTCTAAGCCATGTCAAATGTTCGCGCATTCCGAGCTGGCAACTGGTCAGACACTAATACAACCACATCCCCGTGGGCCACTGGCGGCGTTCTCTATGCGCCCAATTCGTCCGACGATGTTTACACCAATGGGTTTACAATCACTGTTGATAATTCGCCAACTGTAATTTCTATCACGAACACATCAGCGACTTCGCGAGTGTGGAAAGACGGCGCCACGGCGGCAGCCCCCGCAGGAGGGGGATTCGTGCTCGCCAACGGCGTCACATTGACAGCCACCACGGCCTCGCTTACGCCGGTAATAGGAAATTTTCTCACTCTATCCGGCACAAATTCAGCGTCTTTTGTCGGGAATATTACTGGAAACCCTGGCTTTAATTACTCTGTTGTAAACACAAGCTCTGGAACATTAAATTTCACAGGTTTTACTGAAGCAACAGGCGTTGGTGGTGGAACATTTCGCAACCAAGTCGGCGGATCGTTAATAATAAACGGAGGAGTAATTAGCAGTGCAACCTCTGTTGCAATTTACCAAGACGCTGGCGGGAACACGACAGTCAATGGGTATTGCACATCAAACGGCACATCAGCAGTAAATAATGTTGGCGGTGGTCAAGTTACCATTGTTGGGACCATGACCGCCTCAAATGGAGGCGGCAATGCAGTCCGATCAACCAACATCTCTAGCCTCGTTCGAGCCTCGGGATCATTTATTTGCGCGTCCGATGGGACAATGGCAGTGGCAGCCATAAAAATGATTTTGAACACCACTCCGACAAACGCCAAAACCCGCTACGCTCTCAACGGCACCGGCACTTATGTGGATATGTTCACCGCCGACAACTCGCTCGGCCAAGCGTCAGTTGCCGATGTCCGCAGCGGCACGGTCTACGCCAGCGGATTGTTGACAGGCACATGTGCAGTCCCAGTCGCCTCCAGTGTGGCAAGCGGAGTCCCCGTCGATGCGACCGTCGGATCGGCAGTCCTTACCGCCGCAGCGATCCGGACCGAGCTGGCTGTGGAGTTAGCCCGCATTGACGCCGCCGTCTCCAGCGCAGGCAACGCACCGACAGTCGCCCAGATCCGCACCGAGTTGGACAGCAACTCCACCAAACTGGCCAACCTCGACGCTACCGTCTCCAGCCGCCTCGCGCCATCCGGCACGCTGGCCGTTGTGACCACGCTGACCAACGCACCAACCGTCCCCACCGCAGCCGCCATCGCCACACAGGTCCGCACGGAGCTGGCAACGGAGTTGGCCAGAGTGGATGCCGCAGTCAGCACGCGCCTCGCCTCCTCGGCCTACACCGCGCCATCGAACAGCGATGTCACCGCCATCAAAGCCAAGACGGACCTCCTCGAAACAACCCGCCTCGCGCAGTGCAGCACCGTGGCCACCACCGGAGCCCAACTCGCGGCCGCCCTCAGCTAACAAATGGACCACCACCACTTCAACGCCACATTGACCGGCCTCGTCGCTACGGCGAGCGGCGTCACGGTCTCGTTGCTGCCGGAGATCGAGGCGTGGCTGCGCGTCTCCTCGCTAGTGATCGGCTGCGCGGTGGGCATCGCATCCTTTATCGTCATCGTCCGAAAGTGGGACGTGCCGAAGGAATGAAACTTAAAACTTAAAACTTTAACCTTAAAACTAACCTCCCCCCATGAACACACTACTCCAACGATTGAAGGAACCGTCCACGTTTCGCGGGCTGGCGATACTCGCCGGTCTCTGCGGTTACGCCATCGACCCCGCGCAACTCAACGCCATCTCTAGCGCCGTGATCGCGGTGCTGGGACTCATCGAGGTCTTCCGCCGTGAGCCCAAAATCTAACGCTCTCCTCATTATCTTGTCGGTCTTCGCTGGCTTCCTGACCCTGCTTCTAAGCGGGTGCGCTGGCTGGCGAGCGCCGCAAGTGTGTATCCGTGGAGACTACGGCACCCTGTGCTATGAGCTCCCGATGCCGACATCTTCCAAATGATTAAAACTTAAAACTTAAAACTTCTGATGCTCCCCCCGTCCCGCCCCCAGCAAGCGAAGTCGAAGACGCAAGCCCTGCTCGCCAAGGCTCGCGTGGAGGATGCCGTCGCGCTGGTGGGGATTCGCGGCTACTACCGCGACACGATGGGCGTGGCTGGAGAGAATGACCGTGGCATCTACGACGATGCCATTTTCCTTGTCTCGCAAAATGCCTACGCCGCTTTCAATGCGAATACCGACCCTAGCGTGAAGCGCAAGGGCATCGCTGTTCTCAAGACCGGCGTGCATCGGTATCGCAAGGGCGCGCACGGCCTCAGCAAGCCTGGTGGCGGCTATCCCGCGCTGCGCCCAGCGAACCCCGCTGAGGAACTCCCTGTGACCCGCGACGGTGAGGGCGACAGCATGGGGGTGGCGATCAACATCCATCGCGGCAGCTACAACACGACTTCCTCGCTTGGTTGCCAGACGCTCCACCCGAGCCAGTGGGAATCTTTTATTGCGCTGGTGTACTCCGAAATGGACCGCGCCGGTCAGAAGACAATCCCGTACCTTTTGGCGAGCACTTGACACGCTCCCGCATAATTAACCCTAGATGCCCGACGACCAAACAATCACCGAAGGAGATGCCGGATTCCTCGGCATGGCGTCGCGGCTGAACCCGCTCCAACTCCAGCCTGGCATGGTCCAGTACTGCGAGAATATGCGGCTCGACCGAGGTGTCGCGCAGACGCGCAAGGGCGCGAAGCGTCTTGGCGATGGGATCTCCGCAGGCACGCAGCCTCTCACTCTGCCTTTCGTGCTCGATGCAAACGCCCGAGTGCGCACGATCTACTCGGGCGGCATCTTCGCCAGCGGCGTTTTTTCGTCGCCTAACTACGACGACGAGAATGAATACATCGTCCTCTGCGGGCCGACCTCGGCGTATCTCTATAGACAGAATGAGCCTATCGAGGAGATCAACTATCCCGCCACCGGCACAGCGTCCGACGAGATCATCGAGCCCACGGACAGCGTTTCGACCATCCAAGCATTCAACCGTTTCTACCTCCTGCGCGAGGCCGACATGACTCTGCCTGGCTGGGATTGGAAATACACCACCGCCAGCGGCATCGCGGTCTCTGGCACCACGGCTACCGTCTACATCACCGCCCATGGCCTCACTGCTGGCCAGCGGGTGCGTATAGAGGAGGGGAGCCAAGCGGCATTCCAGGGCCATGAGTTCGACGTCCTCTCGGCCTCGACAAATTCCTTCACCATCGCCGTGCCCTCTGGCACTGCGCCGGATGTCGCCGCCGATATCGCCATACGCCGAGTCAAAGCCCCGCTGTGGTGGGATGGCTCGACCATCGAGTTTCAACGCGCCGCCTCGGGCGTGCCTGCCGAGGGCGTGACCTTCAAGACCCTGCGCTCCACCGGCTGGGCCAGCTACATCGGCAATCGACTCTGGATCCCCGACGGCCGCGACACCGTGGCGATCTCCGATGTGCTGGATCCCGACCTCTACGACCCCTTTTTCCAATCGTTCCGCGCCAACCAGGGCAGCAACGACTACCTCGTCGCCATTCACCCATGGGTCGAGGGCCAAGCGCTGGTATTCATGCGTAACTCGATCTGGCTTGCCAACCTCACCGACACGAGCAACGCGACAGGAGACGCCTTCACGGTGGACTCTGCCGTTTCCAAGCTCACGCTCCTCACCGACGAGATCGGCTGCGTAGCCCGCCGCTCGATCCAGACGGCCGGTCAGTTTGTGTTTTTCCTCAGCGACTCCGGCGTTTACCGGCTCGATACCCAGCTCGACCTCAAGCTCCGCGCCAACACCCAGCCACTCTCGGACCCCATAGCCGACCAGATCGACGAAATCAATACGGACTACGCTTACAGGGCGGTGGGCAAGTGGTGGAATAACCGCTACTACCTCGCTGTGCCTATCGGCGATACGGCGGAGTCGAACAACACGCTCTTCCTGTGGAACGCCCTCAACTCGCAATGGGAAAGCCGCGACAGCTACGCCATCAACCTCGACGAGCTACTGGTCGCCACCTACTCCAGCCAGCGCCGCCTCTTTGCAGCGAGCCGCGCCGGAACGCTCTTCCTGCTCGATGAGCTGGACTACGGCGACGATGTGCCCTACGCGAACGCGCAAGACCTCTACACCGAAATCCCCTCCGAGCTCATCACCCGCCGCTACGGGTGGGGGAGCCTCAATGCCAAGCGCCTGACCCGAGCCAAGGCCAGCGTGCTGCTGCCAAATGCCTCCGCCTGCACGCTCGATGCCGTGACCACCGACTACGACGCGGACTTCCAAGTCGCCTCCTTGGCAAACACGGGCGACGAGGAAGACTACACGCTCAAAGCCCCCCTGCGCTGCAAAGCCACCGGCCTCGACCTCCGCTTCCGCACGCAAAGCGGCCGCCCCATCCTCCGCCAGATCAGCGCCGAAGCCACCCGCTCCGCCCTCGATCCCACCGAAACCCGCACTTTGAATTAAATGCGCCCTTAAAACTTAAAACTCTTCTCTCATGGCAACTCTTACTAAAGGCAAAACATTCAGCAACGGCGAACTCGTCACTCCGGCGGCGCTGCACTCTATGGTGGACTCTGGCACCGTCACCAACATCGTCAACGCCGACATCTCCGCCAGTGCTGCCATCGCCGACACGAAGCTCGCGCAGATCACCACGGCAGGGAAGGTGCTGCCCGCTGCGGTGCAGGGCACGGCGGTAGTGACGGCGGATCCTCGCCTTTCGGATGCCAGGCCGCCGACCGCGCACACCCACGACGACCGCTACTACACCGAGACGGAAATTGATACCAAGCTCTCGGGACTGCCGGTGAGCAGCCACACGCACACGATTGCCAATGTGACCGGATTACAGACGGCGCTTGATGGCAAGCAAGCGTCTGGCTCTTACGCGGCCGCTTCGCATACGCATGACGCCTCGGCAATCACCTCCGGCACGCTCGCCAACGCCCGCACCACGGCGACATCCGCAAATACGGCGAACGCCATCGTGGCTAGGGATGCCAGCGGCGACTTCTTGGCTGGCAAAATCAACGGGCTCACCGTAGGAATGGGCGGCGGTAGCCAAGTTAGCAATACGGCGGTGGGGTTGCAGGGATTAAATGCAAATACCAGCGGATATAACAATACGGCGGTGGGGTGGAGCTCACTCCAATCAAACACAACTGGACTACACAACACAGCGATAGGGGCAAACGCATCTGCTAGTAACACAACTGGGATTAACAATACAGCAGTCGGTTTCCAAGTCCTGAAAAATAACACAACTGGCTATCTCAACACAGCGATAGGGGCAAACGCATCTGCTAGTAACACAACTGGCTATCTCAACACAGCGATAGGTGTCGATGCCTTTTTTAGTAACTCAACCGGCTATAAAAACACAGCGCTTGGGTATGCAACCCTGACCCTTAACACAACAGGAAGACATAATGTAGCTTGCGGGTCACAAGCCCTTTATAAAAACATCAATGGAGCTTATAATCATGCTGGCGGGTCAGATGCCCTCTATAACAACACAACTGGAAACTATAATGTTGCTACAGGCAATACCGCTCTTTTTAACAACACAAATGGAAGTTTCAATATTGCGACTGGCGCGGATGCCCTCTATAACAACACAACTGGGAGCAATAACACAGCAGTGGGTTATTCAGCGCTTGTTTTAAACACTTCGGACAATTATTCAACGGGAATAGGGTACCAAGCCAATGTCACTGGATCAAATCAAGTCCAGCTTGGGAATTCCACTGCGACCACTTACGCCTACGGCGCGGTGCAAGACCGGTCCGACATCCGAGATAAAGCCGACATCCGCGATACGACTCTTGGGCTGGACTTTGTAAATGCGCTTCGTCCGGTGGATTTTAAATGGGATATGCGTGAGGATTACCGGTCGGAAGCACCCCAAGCTCCCGACCAAGATGCAAGCCAAGAAGCAAAAGTAGCTTACCAGACAGCAAAAGCAAAATGGCTGGAAGATGGGAAACTTGCAAACATCACCCGCGATGGGTCAAAGAAGCGTGGGCGGTATCACCACGGCCTTATCGCTCAAGAAGTGAAATCCGTTTTGGACTCTAAAGGACTCGACTTTGGGGGATACCAGGATCACTCGATCAAGGGGGGAGACGACGTACTCTCTATTGGCTATGAAGAACTCATCGCGCCGATGCTCAAGGCGATCCAAGAACTCGCCGCCCGCGTCGCCGCCCTCGAAGCCCGATGACCTCCGCCCCCTCCATGCTCAAGCAAGACCTCTACCGCAGTCCGAAGCTCGCGGTGCGGCGGAGCCCTGTGCATCGCTGGGGAGTCTTTGCGGTCGAGCCTATTGCCGCTCACGAACTCCTTGAGGAGTCACCCTTTTTCTACCTCGACAAACGCGAGATCAAAAAAGCCCCCGCCTGCGAGCCCTACACCTACTACTTTGACGACGCCTGGAGCATCGTCGGCCTCGGCCTCGCCGGACTCTACAACCACGCAACCACCCCCAACGCAGACCACCAAATCGACAAATTAAACGAGGTCATGCGGCACTACTCCACCCGCGCCATCCAGGCCGGTGAGGAGATCACACTCCACTACGGCGAAGAAAACGCCGCCAACTTCCAGAAAGACTAAATACTATGCCAATGAACATGAGCAACGGTGGAGGTGGTGGAGCAATGAGCGCAGCGCCTGCGGCGATGAGTAACGCCATGTCCGGTGGCGGCAACGCCATGTCCGGTGGCAACAACGCCATGTCCAACGCAATGAGCGGCGGCATGGGCATGGGCGGCATGAGCGCCCCGCCAGCCCCGCAGCCGCGCAACTTTGCGGAGGAAATGGGAGCCATATCTGGCTCCGCCTCTGCAAACGCCCAATCGCAGGCCGACATCAGCGTAAACACCGCCGACCGACTCAGCGACCAAGCTATTGAAAGCACAGGCGACATCGCCAAGAAGCTCGGCGATAGCACCTACACCGCCGCCGCTAACCAAAATATCCGCGACGCTGGGACATCCTCCGCCCAGCTCGGCCAGAGCTACAATCAAGTCGGCCAAGTCGCCGACCGTGTGGCCGCCTACAACGACCCCGCCCAAGCCCGCCTCAACGAGATGGCCCTCGGCCAACTCTACCGGCCCGACCAAGTTTCCTCTCAATCCGTCTCCGCCGACCAAGCGCAAGGTGCCCGCGTCGCCGATGTCGGCCGCATGCAAGCCGCCCAGGCCAATGGCCCCTCCGACGTCCAAGGCCCCGCAGGCTACAGGCCCGATCAAGTTTCCTCCCAAGCCGTCTCGGGCGCTCAAGTCGGCCCAGTCGGCGACATGCAAGCCGCCCGTGCCAACGCAGCCCGTATGCGCCAAGTCGCCGATGTGCAAGGTGCCAGCGTAGGCGGACTCGAGCGAGTCGGCGGCGTGCAAGTCGGCGGCGTGGACCCCATGGAAGCCGCCCGCATACGGCGCACGCAGGATGTCACATCCCGCGACATCCGCGCCAGCGGAGCCGAGCGAGCACTCATGGACGAAGCCCGAAGCAATGGACTCTACGGGCAACTCCGCGACCAAGCCAGCAACGACCTCTCCCTCGGCCGGTCCCTCTCCGCCGAGCAAAGCCGCGACGCAATCCAATCCTCCCGCGCCGCATCCTCCGCCCGTGGACTCGGCCTCGGCCAATCCGCCATGGCCGCCGAGCTCCTCAACCGCGACCGCTTCGCTACTGCCAGGGAAAACGAACGCCGCACCTTCGCAGGCAATGTGCTGAACCAAGGCACGGGTCTCCAGCAAGCCGCCAACCAAGCCTACATGGGCCGCCAAGAGAGCAATGTCGGCCGCTCACTCCAAGCAGGGCTCGCCAACCAATCCGTCGCCGCCAACCGATCCCTCCAGCAAGCCCAGCTCAACCAGCAAGCTGGGCTCACCACCAACCAAAACGCCCAGCAACGCGTCCTCGCCGAGGCCGGTTACGCCCAGCAGGCCGGACTCTCAAACCAAGATTTCGCCTTCCGCGCAGGCTCGCAGGACGCCCAACTCCAGCAGCAAGCCGGACTCGCCAACCAGCAATCCGCCCTGGCGACCAACCAATTCAACGCCGCAAACCGCCAGGCGACCAGCCTCCAAAACGCCCAGTTCGCCCAGCAGGCTGGCCTTGCCAACCAATCGACCGCCCTCCAACTCGGCCAAACCAACGCCCAATTTCAACAGCAAGCCGCCCTTGCCAACCAATCCGCCGGACTCCAGGCAGGCCAGCTCAACCAATCCGCCAACGCCCGAGCCGCTGAGTTTCAACAGCAAGGTGGCCTCCAAGCCTCGCTCGCCAACCAGCAGACCGGCCTCCAGCTCGGCCTCACCAACGCCCAACTGCAACAACAGGCCAACTCCGCCTCCTACGAAGCCTCCCAGCAATCAGCCATGGCAAACGCAGGCTACGCGCAGCAGGCAGGGCTGGCAAACCAACAGGCCAACCTCACCGCCGCTCAATACAACAGCAGCCAAAACCTCGCCGCGCAGAACGCCAACCAATCCGCAAACTACAACGCGAACTACGCGAACCAAAATTTCCTGCAAGGCGTCTCCAGCCAGAATTTCAACCAATTTTCCGGCCAGCAAGGCATGCTCGGCTCCCTCTACGGCCAGCAAGCAGGCATCGCCCAAAACCAATACACCAACAACCTCGGCCTCGCCCAGGCCAACGTCGCCCTCGACCCCTACCAACGCGCACTCGGCAGCAACATCCCTATAGCCAGCCAAGGCAACGCCGCCAACATGATCGGCCAGAGCTTCGGGAATACCATGACCTACGGCAACGACGTCTACAACACCAACACCAACATGCAGGCGAGCTTGTATAACAGCTACAATAACAACACCACCGCCCTTAAATCTGCTAATATCCAATCCGACGCCTCACGCGACGCCGCTGGCATGGGACTACAAGGTGCGGCTATGGGAGCAAGCGCCATCATAGGAGCCGCCGCCGCAGCCTGTTGGGTAGCCCGCGCCGCCTTCGGCACGACCACTACTCGTTGGGTGGAATACCGCCGCGCCATGCTCCGCCATGCCAGCGACCGCACGATCCGCCTCTACTGCCAGCACGGCCAATCCATCGCCGCCGCCATCACCACGCCACTCCGCCGCCTCGTAGCCCGCCTCACACTCCGCACCCTTCAATGGTCCTGGAACTAACAGAGAAAATCCGACTCGAAGGAGCCCACCGCGCCTGCACTCCAGAGCAAACGCTGGAGCGCATGCGGCCGCATTTCCACGCCGCAGGCATTACCCGCCTCGCCGAGATCACCGGGCTCGACCGCATCGGTATTTGTGTTGCCCAGTGCATCCGGCCAGATGCCATAGTGCTGGCCGTAGATTCCGGCAAAGGAGCCACTCCTGCCGCAGCGAAATGCTCGGCTATGATGGAAGGCTTCGAGCGCCATGTCGGCGAGACCAGCCTCCCCCGGCACATCCTCGCCACCGCAGCGCAGCTCGGCGACAAAGCCGAGACACGCCTGCCGCTCTCCAAGGGAGCTGTCTTCCACCCCCACGCCCTCATGCCGTGGACCGAAGTGCGAGGCCTACAAAGTGGAGCTGCCCGCATGGTGCCTACCGACACCGTGCGCCTCATCGCCCGTCCAGACCCCGCCCCGCTTACCAGCCTGCCATTTGCCTACACAAGCAACGGCCTCTCCTCTGGCAACACCTACGCCGAAGCTGTCTGCGGTGGCCTCTACGAGTGCATCGAACGCGACGCCACAGCCATCGCCCAGCACAGGCTACAAGATTTTCCCCGTGTCGATCTCGACACCATCACCGACCCCACCGTAGCCCGGCTCGTCCGCACACTGCGAGACGCCGACATCACCCCCGTGCTCCTCGATGTCACCAGCGACATCGGCCTGCCCACCTACATAGCCTACCTCATCGACTGAGAGAGCGGCTGCGGAGTCAATAA